TATCTGAGTACGTATGTTATCTCCAGCGTGAACAAGAGTTCGATTTATGCGATCTAGCCATACAACTAACTGATTAGCAGTCACACTTTGAGCTGAAACAAACTTAATTGCAACAGTAGCCGGAACCCGTGATATGAATTCCATGTGCTGTGAATATACATTTGCAGTCACTTGATCTTGGTACGCTTTTGCATCAGCTAGAAGTTTTCCACTTCTTGCAAGGTATACATTTATATCAGTCAATCGATCTATAAGTTCTTTAGGATTGTCACTAGCTGTTGTTTCAAGAAACGACTGCATTTCTTCTATTTCCTGTATAATAGGAGGCAGAGGACAATTGTCTATATTGCACGCACCTGTACCATCATTTTTAGGGCAGTATTTACAGTTTATTTCCATAATGATATAATATTAATCTTTAGGTGAAAATTCGTATTTGATTTCTTGGTCATCAAGTATGTATTTCTTGAATAACTCATTTACATCTATTCCGTTATGTTCCAGATATAGGATATGAGTATAAAGAAGGGCAACAGCACTACCTTCTGTCAAATACATATTAGTTTGGGAAGCACGGCCGGTACTTTGAGGATCTTCTACCGATAATAAGTAAGCATCTTCATCTGTATGTGCAATGGTAACAAGTCTGTGATCTGCAAATTCACACCGGACCATATCTTTGATTTCTACCTTTCTTGCGGATTCACTTCCATATCCGAGAGTGATTTCGCCAATTCTTTTGCTTTCTTCCATACTGGCATTATACTTTTATAGGATCTTTAATATATGATACTAACGCTTCCCCTAATGGATGAAAACACTTCAGGCCATTAAAAACAAGACCTGCACTCATTCCGCTATGACCTTGCCTGGTGAATAAAGACCGGCATATTTCAAATCTTTCCAGTTCTTTCTTAGAGGTATCATTCAATACTGCGACTAATTCTAACCAGCAGTCAAGTTCCATGCCATGATAGAGATCATTCAGTCTGATAGGAAGTATTTCATTCCATAACTCCAAATACTCTTCCGGAATAATACCTCTTGCACGTTTTTTATAATCTTCGGTTAATTTCGGAATCTTAGCCTTAAATTCCGCCTCTTTACGTTCATACTCTTCGCGTATTTTGCGAATATATTCATCATGCTCTACTTTTGACTTGCCAGTCACTTTGACATACACGTCATCGAGAGAATCAGTAGAATACAACGTTTTCTCGTTAAATTCACCATAACATGGTGCATTGTCCTGCAATTCTTGATATGCTTTATCAAGATTGATTCCTGGGTAAAATTCAATTTTCTTCATATCTATTCTGGTTACTAATTAATTAAAAAGGTAAGTGATTTTTAGATAGTCTTCCTAAATGGTCGATATATCTTCTATAAAATCTATTCTCTATCATTACTTCCTTTAGGTTTATCCCTTTTATCAGAAAGTAACCGTATTGTAGGCGTTTTAATTTACTCATTTCTAAATAATTACAAATTGTTGACAATTTCTTTTTGGATTTCATCAATCACTTTCTCCCATTCTTTTTTTATCTCAACAGTATTAATCCCACATTTTTGGAAATCTCGCAAACTGCCAGAAAAATAACGTTTAGCTGTCTCTAATAAATTGCCCAAATAACATTTCTCATTTTCCTTAAGGCATCGACGAATAGAATTAACTTTAAATTTATCATGCTCTATATACCAAGAAATTTCATCAAATTGCGAAAAATACATCTTCTTGACTTGTTCTACAGTAAAAGGTTCTTTCATACCTATTCATGTTTTAGTTAATATATTAATAGCCCTTTTTACATCACGCTTGGATATTCCACGTAAAGCATGAGTTTTTATGAAATGCTTCTTTTGAGAAAGCAACATATCTGAATCATCATCAAGGATTACATAATTGGTTACATCCTTATGCTCTGACAACCATTGTTCTATCTCAACTCCTCGGTATAATCCATAATGAGTTTCTCTATTACCGGACTTAAAAGCATACATTCTTGCAGTAATACCCATAACATCTTCAGGATATAAAAAAGATTGGAATCCATTCTCAATCTGTTTAGTTGTGATAAGTTCTAATGTCTGCTCCAAAGTATATCTTCTCCAAGAAGAAGATATTACTATCTTCGCTCCAGTCGCATCACATATTTGCTTAACCAGTTCCATCTTTTCCTTATCAAGATTCCAGTTACTTTTCACCGTGGTTATCACACCGTCAAAGTCGAGAAATATAATCTTACTCATCTCTATTCTAGTTATTAGCTATTCCAAATAATTTCCCATCAATCCCCTGAACAACATGGCAGAAGAAAATCTTTTCCTGCCATCTTCAGAAAAAAAAATTTAACTCCAAATACATCTGCTGTTGAGTATATTCTCCATACTAATAGTTTTTCCATCATAACTTCGTTATTATTGATTAATCTCTTCATATTCTGTAAGCAAATAGATATGTTTTATTTCTATCGCAGTTTCAAGTATTCCCTGTATTTCATTCATTGCAGCACGATATACAGTTGATGAGCTATGCATATTGGTTTCTTCAGTGCGGTATGGTAAAGTTAAGTCCTCAGACATCTTTATCATTTTTCCACCATACTGCCATGCCTTGAAATCAATTCTAAACTTTGCTTTGCGTAACATCTTCTGTTTTTATATTAACATTTCCACGATTGACAAATACCATTAATTTATCATTTGTCAAATGTTCGCAAAGAGGAAAATAAGATAAGGTAGACGTACCAATTTCTTCGCAAAAATCTTTCAACGAACATTTATCGCATTTAAAACTTGCAGTATCTGACTGTATGGCTTCATGGAAAACTCCATTTATTAATATTCCATTCATTACTACTTCATTAAATTGTTTTATATACTATTTTCAACTCTATATTACCTTGAATAATCAAGGATGATATTGTTATTTTAAATTAAAACCGGTAAAACAGTGACAACCATTTTTCAGATTGTCACTGCGTCGATTGGCATCAACTTAAAGTGCTAGGACGAATCCCTGACACAACTTTCATACTTAGTTAGCTCCCATTCGGCTACCATAATCAAAGTAGTCGACCTGATTACGGGGAGAACGAGAAACCTTTAAGCTATCTAACAGCTTGGATCTCAACTTTTCGTTTTCAGCTTCTAACCGGTAACATTCGGATCTATATTGCGCACATTCGGTGAATGAGCTTAACATAGCCATGTACTGTTTTATATCTACCTTAATCATTGCTCTATAGTTTATATTATTATCCCATTATACTTCCATTTAGACGCTGTGTAGTTCTTATATAGTCATCCAGTAGTTCGTGGAGAATGAAGTCCGGATAAACATTGATTGTACCGAAACGCTCAATATTTACCTTGTTGACAGGATACCCCCTTTTCCTACATAAGCGTGCAGCATCATTACTAAGCTTCGAAATGTCACTCACATAGATCGGCAATTTGTACCTCTGGATATACGATGACATCGTTGAACATCCATAGTTACCGATACACTTTGAAGATAATTTCTTTACGCTATCTTCAAGTGCAGCTAATCTTTGTTCTGTCAATTTAAGCCTTTTCTCCTGTTCTACATTTGTCTTGGCCAACTGAAGAATCAGCTCGGCTTGACTCATTTCAACGGTTGAGTTCAAAATATTGTCCATTACTCTATATATTTAATATTCAAATAATCAATCACCTACGTAGCGCGAACCGAATCTACCAGTACTATTTACATTGTAATAAGCCGATACCGGTATGTTCTTGTTATTGTATCCTTCGTGCATTGCAGCTTTAGCTGTTTTGCTCATCGCTTCGTGTCTTTCTGCTAGGTATTTATCAGTTCTTTCTTTTACCGCTTCTACCGTGAAGTTAGATTGAAGTTTGGCAAGTCTCCATGCTGACTTTAAACATTCACCGAAGGTCTTGCCTTGCTTCTTGCCTGAATACTTATACGATCTGTGAGCGTTTTTCATTATCTCTGATAAATTGTAGCGTTTCATATATTTAGGAGTTAATTATTATTAGTTCTTTTATTTGATGTAAAGATACAGTATTTACTGTATATCACCAAATAAAACAGTCATAATATACTATTTCTTTTGCATAAATTAATACAGTATATACTGTATTCTTCATAAATAATCTGTATTTTTGAAATCAAAAAGATAATTATGAGAATAAAGGAACTTTTAAAAGAGAAACATTACACACAACAAGAATTGGCAGATAAAATGAATGTAAGCCTATCTGCTGTTAGACAAATGGTTGCAGCTGAATCATTGACAACTGCTACACTTGAAAAAATAGCCACCGCCCTCAACGTCCCCATGTGGCAGCTATTCGCGTCCCCAGAAGAAGTGCAGCTTCCCTCAAACGCCCATTCTGTAAAATGCCCACACTGCGGAAACGAGTTCCCTGTTAGCGTGAATGTTGAACTAAAGCCAGAAACCAGATAGGACAATAGCAAGCTATGGATACAAAAGAACTAAGGTTAGGCAACTATGTAAAGCTATCGAAAGATTACCAGTACGTAGGAGTTGAAATACCTGCAGGTACTATATGCAAAGTACATGCCATTAGTCTTAATTCCTTGTACCTGGAATGTCATGTAAATGGTGGGACTTTTTACGGCGAAGTTCCTATTTCTACGGTAGAACCTATTTCTCTCACAGAAGGATTGCTGTTAAAGTGCGGATTTAATGTCGAGTATTATGAATTCCAAATAAAAGAACAACGATTATTGACTATAGAAGATTTCTGGATATTATATAATACTCGTACTAACTTCTATGGAGTAATGCGCTCTAACAGAGTTTTTAAGCAAATAGAATATCTGAATCAACTTCAGAACATATATTTTGATTTAGCAGGAATAGAATTAAAAGTAAATCTATGAAACGAATAAAACTCACTAAGGAGGAAAAAGAGACACTTAGGATCGTTGATAAGTTCAACGGTCAGTGCCCTTGTGTATTTCCTTTGCACGTCTACAACTTGTCCGTACGATCACTTGAAAGGAAAGGACTAGTAAAAGCCGCATATCTGGAAGGTGGAGCAGTAGAAGATGCCAAAACCACCGATGAAGGAAAACACTACCTTTGTGAGAATCCCAATTTACGAAACCCTATCAACTGGACTGTTATCGGAGTAATAGCCGGGATACTTTCTCTTATCGTGTCTATTATAGCCTTATTTATAAGCTGCACCGCGATGTATAGATGAATATAAGGGATGCAAATGCATCCCTTTATTTATATCAGCTAAGAATTAATAAGATTAATGATACCTTGTCTACCAATTCCGGTAATCTTTCTATGGTAGATAATATGCCCATTGTCAGCAACCTCTTGCTTTATATCAAACCAGCCAAGAGTAGCGTATTTAGTATATGGCACCCACGTCTGATTAACTTTGTATTGTACGCCAAGTTCTTTTAAACGGTTGTTAAGTTCAATTGCCGATTTAAGCCCCAATTCTTTAGCAACTTCCGTACATGTATAGGTTTTATTGACATGAGTTAGTACTGCTACCTGTTTCTCTGCTTCAATGCGTGCCGACCGTTCTTCTTTTAGCTTAGTGAGAAGTTCAATGCCGAAATCCGGATTATTCAATATCTGGTCAATAACATTGTCGGTAGCATATATGCCATGCTTGCGGATTGAAGGAAGGATTTCACTAGTTACCCATTTACGGAAAGTTTTAGCCTGTGGCTTACGACTATCAAGTATTACGTCATACAAACCGTCTTCATTAATAAAAATCATTTCTTGTTGTCTACCAAGAGAGTCCGGGATGACCTCATTAGTAATGACCTCACCACAAAGTCTTGTTTTTACTTGACTGGGATTTCCTAACTCAAGCACTTTACAAACATCTGCCAAGCAGAATAATGGTTCTTCACTTGTTCCGGCTACTCGCACTTCACCAAACGATTCATTCTTAAAAATCTGAATGTTGTCCATAATAATGTCTTTTCGTTCGAGGACGTACCGCACTTCTTCATGCGGAGATAAAAAGGCGAAAGCCATGCAGGGGGTTGTGACCTACACAGCTTTCTATATCTTAATCCTCTGATTTATACCGAAACTCCATCCGGGAAGAAATGGATCAAGAATTTATAGAATATTATGAACGGATTAACGATAATATTCATGTTTACTAGCGCCGTAGGGGCTGGAATAGCTATTTGGCTTAATACCAAGTCTGGTAAAAAATGGCTTAACAGCCTTTGATAATCAATAATACTAAATTTGTAATAGAAAAGCGTCATGTAGAGTGACGCTTTTTTATTGCAGTTATGCAATATAAGGAAGATTAAAAGCTGAAAACAAAATGTCAAAGAACGATTTGCCGATAATAGGAGTTGAGCCAATCGACACAGGCTTATTATTAGTTTAATATTCGTACATGGTTTTGTGGATGATAATCATATAATATATTTCTTATGATCTATCAGAGCATTTGCAACAGAGCGTGATGCCCTTCTGCTAGCAACTTCACACTTACCATTACCTCGTATATCTTTTTTGTCTATTTCATCGGAAGCGAGCGCTTCAGCAAGTCCAACAGCGGCAAGTTCTACACGAGACATATTATCACGAACGCTTTGACCTTTGATTAAACCTTTCTTTTCACGAACGACCGATGCCGTACCACCGTACAAGGGCTCGTATATTGCGTTTGTGCAATTTCTGTAACCTTCTCCTGTCACTCCATGAGCGGCAAGCGTCTTGGTAAATTCGTTACGTGAATCTATTGATTTTAGTCTTTCAGAAATCCATTTGTTGTCTTTGCCTCTTTTCTTATAAGCTTTAATATATCGTTGACCTATCAAATCGGGGTTCTTTTCTTCTTCTATTCTTTGAAAGAAAACCTCATTGACTAATACATGAAGCGCAGGGTCAAGATATTTTGCATAAGCAAGAGCTATTTGTCTATGGGCATACGAACCACCTAATTTACCGCGCTTTGTTTTTATAATACGGTTTGAAACCGTATTTAAAATCCCGGATACCGTATTAACTAATTCAGATGCAATATCTTGTCTAAGCCAATCGTTGGGATTTTTGCTTTTTGGTGAGCCTGCAATTTTCCACAAATCAGTAAGTGACAACAGATCACCGTCCTTGCCAATCGTATCTAATACGTTAGCATCGTACTTTTTAATTTCTGCTTTCTTTCTCATGATATGATTATTTTTCAAAATCAATTTGCGCAGACAATATTTCTAACAAAGCCTGCAATTGTCCAACGATGTAAGGTTTTATATCTTCACTACAATTACTCGTAAATGCAACAAGCTTTTCTGATAGCTTATGCCATTCTTGCAACTCATTCGGTTTCATCATTATCAGAAGACTTATGAAACCCAGAAAAGGAACGAGGAACGATATTCGATTCTATTCTTTCATCCAATATTTCTTTTTTCAACAATAGCATTATGCCATCATAACTTGACGATAGTTCTGATACAACTTCCCAACCTTGGCTACCTAAAACATTGAGTTTATCAGTAGTGTATTCTTGATAATTATGCCTATAACCATCGTCCATAGGACGAAGTAGAAATGTTCTATATTCGTATTTCTTCATTTTTCTATTTATTAGTTTATATTTGAAATCCCCATTCCAAAAACAACATCAAGTATCTCATCGGGGTAAACTTTCACTGTTCCCCAACGGACATCATGGATTTTTGTCGGCTCAACACCGCGTTTCTTGCAGAGAGCTGACGCTTTCCGTCCCATCGCTCCGTAGCGTGAGACATCCAGTTTGATACTGTTTCTTGATATGTAGGCTACGATTGTGGATTGGTGCAGGTCCGTGGTAGTACGCTGCTTGATTTCCTCAATCTCCGCTTGCATTTGTTCCTGCTTGCTTTCCAAAGCCTTCATCTTACGTTCATTCTCAACGTTGAATTGCGCAAGTTGGAGAATAAGCTCGGAAGGAGTAAGAGACTGTTTAGCCATAGGTTCAGCCTTACCTGTTTCGAGGGATTCCCAGCGATCAATAATTTTTTCACGGAGTACTGCGTCGTAGCCGGATGCGAGGATCAGACAACCTTTCTTGGTGAGATTGAAACATGGTCTTGGTTTCCCTTGATTATCCGAATATTCCGCCAATCCAAAATTGGATTCGGCTACTCCTTGTGATAATAGATTGCGAATATCACGCATAACATGGGCGTGTTGTTTGCTTGTAAGTTCGGCAATCTCAAGCGAACTCATTGTCTTGTTTTTAAATAATTCCGTTTCCATAATATTTATATTTCTGCTAAGTAACCATTCACAACTTCTATAAATTCCTCCAAAGACCGGACAACGACATATTTGTTTCCAGCCGCCTCGCATTCCTTTTGCCATTCTTTTTGTACCGGTCTTTGGTACTCACCTGGCTTTTTCATTTCTATACACAAAGCACCGTAGAAACGATTACTTTTAAGAAGTATCAGATCTGCAACTCCCGAAAGCATCCCTTCTTCTTTCATGTATTCCCCGTTTCTAGCACTTCTTCTTGCTGCGTTAGGAACAGCAAATAAGATGTTTCTTAATTGGGGGTATTGGTTGCGAAACCATTTAACACAAGATGCTTGTATATTATGTTCTTCACTTTTTGGCTTTCTGCGAATATTGGTTCCGCAATATTTAGCTTTCATTTCTTCGTATGTCATAATACCCTAGCAAGTTTAAAATCAAGCAACATCAATAACTCATTGAATTTCTCTTCATACCAAAGCGGCTGTGTTTCTTTGGTATTATTAGGGTTGACTTGGTTCTCACCATACGCAAGCCCGGATTCGGTTATGGATTTGAAATGCTTATCTTTACCTTTTGATGATTTCCTTTTCATATCACACAAGATACCTTTCTGAATCGCTCTTTGATTAAATGCCTGTGCGCTGATGGACAAACCCGCTTCTTTGAGTAATTCAGTAGCGGATTTGAGGATACCATGTGACTGGATATAATCCGGAGTAGGAAGTCCAAGAGGTGCAGCAACCTTGCTAATTAGAGATAGTTTGGAAGAATCATTCAAGTTAAGCACTTCACTTACACCTTTTACCCATTCAAGACCAACGCGGACTTTAGTTGTTAGTGATGGTTCACGTTTGGGTTTGTTCTGGTTTTCGATTACTTTCCAGACGCTTTGGTGAAATACTTGGCGATAAACCTCAAATACCGGTCTGACCTTGCGGGCGATGAAGAACTCCATACAAGATACAGTAAGTTTGTAGTCAATTCTGTTACTTCCATTGAATTTACCATCCTCACACCGTTCGCCATTTTGGGCGAGTGGAATATAATCCACATTCTCAATATATGTTTCCTTTAAAGCTCTTACCGCCTTACTCTTTTCAGAGTAAACCAAAGGCCACACCTCATCAAGGTTGATTGGGAACTCGTTATCAGATTGTGATAACTTTAACACTACATTGAAATACGCATTGATTTCGCTTTCGCTACTTTCTTTAGATAAGATTAAATCTGTTGCCATATATTTTACTTTAACTATTATAGAGAGGAACGAGTAATATTCATCCTTCCTCTCTGTTGTATCAACCTTCAATTATCTCCCAATCTGGCAAATATTCTTCACTGTTGATCTCCTTCATTAGTATCTGATTTATTGTTAGGGATTACTTTTGTTTTACCACCAGTTTTATCAACAATAATCGGTTTGCCACCTACTGTAGTTTCGGTACATTGCCCTTCAGGGAACTTATTAATAAAACGAACTACCTCTTTATCTTCTGTTACATTACTTTCCCCTTTGACTTCATAAGGGAATACGTCTACAATAGGAGTTTCAGCTACCATGCCGATCTGATAATCTGCCATGGTTCCTTTCATGCCCTCGTCCAGTTTCTTCACTGCGTCGCGCAAGTCGGAAGCCTGAACCAACACTTGGGTAGAAGTCTTTTTCTCGGCACCGCTTTTCTCGTCAAGGGTGATAAAGATCAGTTTGCACTTAAACCAGCGGTCAGCGCTTTCTTCATCGCTGGGGAAAAGTTCGCTATAGTTGGCACGTTTG